CACTGGACGGGGTGGGGTGTTTTGTATTTGGAGCCACGGGGCACCCCCCCCCCAACCCGGCTAGTAAAAGGTTGGGGGGCTTCTTAACAATCTCCCGCTACATATTTTAGCCTAGTTTTCTTTCAGTAGGGCTTTAGCCACTAGGTCAAACCGGGGCGGGACGAAAGTCTCGGTTTTAAGTAGTTTTCCTTCCGCGTTGTGGGGTTTGTCGCCTTTGAGTTTTGAATCGTTTGATACGATGACTTCTAGGATTGCCAGGCCGATTTGGTCTTCCATGCCGGCGGCGGCGGCCATGCCAAACAGGGTGAAGATCACATCGCCGAAGCCATCCAACATTTCCTGGATGTTGTTGCCCCGGGCGGCTTGGATGAGTTCGTTTGCTTCTTCTTCAAAAATGGCAATGTGGCGTTTGCGGTATTTTTTGCTCCGGTCCCATTTTTCGGCCCGGTCACATAGGTGAATGTTTTTGTAGTGGCCTGCGTTTTCGTTCCACCATTTCACACGGTCCCCTACCTCATCAAAGGCCCGGAGAATGATGAGTTCTTCCAAATAGCGGTCTACTTTCCAATGCGTGATTTTGTTTTTTTCGATTGGAAACCATAGTTGTAGGTTTTTTTCTGTGAGGGTTCGCTGTTTTTTGTGTTTTTTACTCATTGTTGTTTTCCTCATGGTTGGGGGCTTGTTGTTCGTTAGTGGCGGGGCCGTTTAAGGCCCTACCAATATCGAATTGGGGGGTGCCGTCGGGGAATTTGAGGGCTTCAACGAGTTCTTCTTTGATGAAGCCTGCTACCCGCTGCATTTCCGCGTCGGCGGCGGGGGATAGGCGCTTTTGCAGGAACTCCAGCCAGCTGCGCAGGTTGCCGGACACCATAATGTTTGTTGCGAAACAGTTAGGGAGTACGGCCCGGCTTTTCTCCCGCCACTGTTTGCGGGTTAAACCGGTTTCTTCTCCCAGTAAACCTTGATCTAAAGCTTCATACTGTTCGTAAACATAAGCCGATACGTAAAGAATGCCGTGTTCTTCATCCGCGGTGGCGTTCGGCGGCACCACAACCCGTGGGGGTTGAGCCACATAGCGTTGGGACTCTTGGCTGAAGCTGAAGTGCCGGTGCCGCACTAGTTCGTGGGTGAGGCTGCGGGACACGCCTTCGAGATAGAAGTTGAAGTGTGCGTGTTCTAGCACACTCCAGTGGTTTTGGGCCGCAATGTTGTTCAGGTAGACGCCGGGTTGGGCTGTGTTAGGATTCGGTAGGTGGTGGCTGTCGTAGCAGACTCGGCCGCCAAACACCGCTGGCATGAGTGGGTGAGGCTTAATATCACTGTCATCTGGGATGCTGTTTTTCACCCCCAAAGCCAGGTTTTTCAAATCCGTGTAGGCTTGTGGGGCATTATAGGGGCTGAAATCCTGCCTTGTGTGGTCTTTCCAGGCGTCCAAAATTTGTGGGGTTGCTAGGGTGTGACCCACCAGATATACCCCTGGGGTGACTACTTTTTCAAGCAACTGTTCGTTTTGAAGTCCGTCACGAATTATGGGACGTAAGGGCTTCACTTGGACTTTTTCGACTTTTAACCGTGACATGGTTAGTTTTCCTTTTCTTCCTGGGCTACCCGGATTCCGTACACGTCGTGGGCTAGGTGCACCATGGCTTGCACAATGGTTTCCGCCGGGGTGTCCCCGGGTAGACTACTGGCCGCCATGACCATTGGGCTGTGCTGGATTTCAAACCCCTCAGCGGGGGTGACTACCACAAACCCGAAAACTGCTACTTCGGTTTCGGACGCGGGGATTCGTCTGGTTTCGGCTAGTACTTGTTGGTTGAACACTTCCAGCGCCGCTGTGAGCGGTTGAAAATTATCCACTGGTTTACCTTCTCTTATTTTTCCTCGGGGGTGCTGATAAACATATATTCTTCCGGGTCGAACAAGTTAATGTCTGCTTCTTCTTCCTCATCGTTCATTTCAACAAACCTGGCCCTCCCAGCATAAAGTTCTTTTTTAAGCCTGCGGGGAATGTCTAGGTCTAGGGCTTCAGTTGTGACATCGAAACATAGTAGTCCCGTGGTGAATTGCAGGGATTTTTCCAGGTCCTGCATGTGTCGTCCGTTTGGCGCGACTTCCCGCAGGGCGTGGATGGTATCGTTGACGATTCCGGCGATTTTGCGGATGGTTTCGTTTGCTTCTTTCTGTTCGAATTTCAGCGGGCCTTCAATTTCAATCATTAGCTTGTTCCTTTCTTGCTATTGGTATTCGCAGTAGGCTTCGTTTAAAAGTTGCCGATCCACACTCGGTGTTTTAGGGACACTTTTACACCAGGTTTGAACAGAAACACCCTTCGGCTTGGTGTCATCGACGATTTCACCCCACGCATCACGGACGAATATTGAAATCAGATCGTTGTTGTGTAGTTGGGATGGGTATTCTGCCGCCATGATGTCCAGCACGGCTTGCAAATGGTCCCGGATTTGTTCCAAAGGGGTTGTATCACTCATTGCCGCGGACCAGCCGGTCGATTTCCCGTTCAACATACCATTTGGCTTTCCGCAGGTCCGTGATCGGGTTTTCGTGTTTCGTTTGGCCGTCTATCCGGGTTGCGCGGGCCAGGTATTTAACCGCGTTGCCCGCGTTGTAGGACAGGTTTTCGGCAATATCAATAACCTCGGTGTTGTAGCTGAAGTTTTGGTAGTGTTCGGGGTTGGTTTCATCCACTGCCGGCGCAGGGGTGGGGGCTTCCTCGGGTTTGAATGATAAAATGTCGCTTAATTCATCGTCTTCTAGCATTCGGACTTCCTCAAATTTTTGCTTGGAATGGTTGAACATGTACACTTTGCCCGGCTCAAGGTTGGCGTCCGCCAGCATGTCTTCGGTGATTGTTTCAGTCGGGTTGTTGCACATGACAAATGGGTTTTTTCCCCGCGGTTCGTCTACAGGTGGGAGTTCCTGTTCCTGTTCCCGTTCCTGTTCCCGTTCTGCACAAGCTTTCAGAATTTCAGACAAAGTAGCACTGTTAGAGTACTCCGGCGACACAAAACCCAAAGCAACTAAGTCAGAACCAGTAAATTCTTCAGGGAACAGGTCAAGGAAGAATTGTGGGTCCGGCAATTCATATGGCTGGTATTCCGGTGGGGTCATGTGAACATAGTTCATGGGTTCGATTTCCACCCCACCTGTTTTACTAGCCCACGGCACACTGAACCATGGGGCTTCGGGGGCTCGCCGTTTTGAGGAAATGCCGTAAACATTATCCAACAGGTAACTGTCGCCTAAAATTGCAACGGGGAGAGTGAAATCTTCACTATCGACTAGTTGTTCCAAAATGTGGAATAGCGGCATGCGGTGCCGGGTCTCATCATCACTAAAATCAACCACCCGGTGGGCTTTCAAACCCCCGCCAGGTTGGGTTTGCAGTGTGAAATAGTCCAAATTGTACAGTTTTTGGCCCTCCACCCGGGCTTTCCGAATGGTGAACAAGGCAACCTTGTCACTGAAACTTCCGAAATCAGACTCCCAGTGTTTGTAAAAACTTTGCTTTTTCAGGTAGGGGGCGGGCTCACTGTTGGACGCGAAACCCCCCACTTCACCCAGGTTTATCATGGGGTTTTCATCATCGAATTTTCGGAAGAACCCAATCATAAGCGGGTCGCGTTCTGTGTAGTCTTCGGGGAGCATTGCGGCGAAGAACCCGTATTGTTCTTTGAACTCTTCAAGGGTGTACACAGCGTTTGAGTCATACAGGCCTGATGCGGTATCCAACAGGTGGTCGGAAATTTCTTCTGGCATGTACGCAATAACAGGATACGTCCACTGGCCTGTTGTAGGGTTTTTGTTCACCGTCACAACGTACACGGGGGAGAACATGTCAGTGAGTTTGGAAAGCTCAGTTAAGTTTGGGGTGGCGTAGCCTTCGGAGCTCACACCCACGTGCCCGTGTTTGATGACGAATTTTAGTGTTTCCACCCTGACTTCATCGTGGTTTGTGATGGGGTTTTGAGCGTAGGTGGCGATGAACATGTGGGTCATGTCCAAAAGTTTAGGGCTGATGGTTTCGGGGAGCATTTGTTTTTTTCTATTCTTCCGTGGGGATGATGTAGCAGCAGGCAATGTATTGGAGGGCAACAAGGGATGCGGCGGCTACGACTTCCCGGGTTTCATCGCTCATGTGCTTGTTGGACATGAATAGTCTGTGGAGGGTTTCTGCTTTTTTCACCATTTCTGCCCCAGCAAAGGTGAGGTTCCCGGAGGGGATTTCTTGTTCAAGCACGAACTGGTTGAGTCTTGCTTGTTTCATGAGTTTTGGGGTGAGGCCTGCTTCTAAGCCGCTATCTGATGGGACCCCTGCCGCATGTTTTGGCCCGCGGACCCACCGGTCGACTTCTTCCATGGCGGCAGTGTAGAACACGGCGGCTGCGCACAGGCCTTCTTTGAGGTCGTCGACGGTTTCGCTGTCTTGGATGTTGTCTAGTTGTTCGTTGGCGATGTCGTACATGAGGGCCCGGTAGGCGGCGTAGGTGTCCAACAGTAGTGAATACTTGTCCACTGACGGGTCCGCCGGGGGTTGGGGTGACTGGTGGTAGTGGTTTGGGTACGGCTCATATTTTCGGGTGAGCTCGCTTGTGAGCATTTCAGGGGGATTGTTTGTTGACATACCCTGATTATAGTCAAGCTGTCATTGGGTTGACAAGCCTGTAGCCCGTGTTTTTTAACACATTTGTGGCGTGCCGCCGGGCTACATCTCGTCGTAGGTTGGCGAGGAAATTGCGGATGATGCTTTCCAAATTATTAAGCCACCAGGTGAGTATTTGAATGTGGAATAGTACTAGGCTGGCCCCTTGGAGGGGTTGGGGTTTCTTCGGGTTTTCCGCCGGGGTGGGGATTGTGGTTTTGGTTTCTTTTGCCGCTTTGTCGGCAGGGGTGACGTCAGGTTTCAGCAGGGGCTGTAAGTAAGCCTGGGTGGATGTCTCCTGGCAGGCTGTTTCAGCTAGGTTTGTGTCCGCCGGGTCGGCGTCAACAAAAACGGCGTTGACGTGCCATAAGTATTCCCATTTTGTTTCTGCCTTTGCGACCCAGTCTTGGACGGGTTTTGCCAGATCATCGCAAATGTTCGGGTGGAAGAGTTCGCGTAGTTCGTCGTCGAAAAGGGAAATGTCCATGTCCACCAAGCCAAAGCTCCTGACGTTCACTTGGTGTTTTTCCAGGGTTTGTTGGTAGAACTCTTCGTTTCCTTGTTCGTAGTCGTCTAGGCTATCTTCCCCAACGGGGTAGATGGTGATGCACCAGCAGTTAGTTGTGGTTTCCCCTTGTAGTAGGTCTAGAAAGCTGTAAACCGCCGAGTGGGCCATGATTCGGGGGTTGGGGGCGTGTTCTGTGGTGCCGAACAAGTTGGTGAGCACTAGGTAGGTGCTGGAGGGGTCAAGGTGGTTTGGTTGCCCTTTGAGCTGGCCGTGCCAGGCTGCAGCGATGAAGTTTTGGTAGAAGTTTTCCACCATGGGGTCAGGGTTGGTGGTTAAGGTGAGACCGTTTGGGAGTTGATGTCTAGTTGGGGTGAAAATCCTTGCATCCTGGTGGTCCGCGGGGGGTTGCGGCGCCGGACTACCTAGAATCCGGTAGTTGTAGTAGCTGCGGGGGTTCTGCCGCGGGGGTTCTGCCGCGAGGTGGGGGTTGTAGACATCTACGATTGGTTGGCCGAGAATGTTTGTGATGCGTTCATAGCCGGGTTGGGGTGGTTCGGGGTTTGGGTTGTATTCAATGCCGCCACCGACCCGGGTGGGTTCTGGTTGGTTTTCCGCGTTGGTTGACATGGTTTTAGTGTAGTACGGGCATGGGGGTTTGGCTAGTGCTTTTCCGCGGTTGGTTTTGCCAGTTTTGAGGGTGCCAGATAAGTTTCTGGCGCATTGGCATTTTGCCTGGTCAGGTGGGGTGCCAGAAGAATTTACCAGTTTTTACCACTTACGGGTAAAAAGTGGTAAAAAAGTGGTAACCGCAGGTCAGAGGGTGTTTTTGGGGGCGTTTTTTGCCCCATTTTCCACTTTTGCCAATTTTTTTCGAAAATAGAAAAATATAAAATTTTTACTCCCCTCACTTAAGAAATATTAAGGATTATTAGTATCCTTTAAGGTACACATATGGTTCGCGCGTATTATTTATGTACGTACGTGGTAATGTGGTAAACGTATAGTGTATATATAAATAATATTCTTTAATTAATTATTATTTATATCTCTACCTGGGAAAACACATATTTCTTTTGTGTAACTAACACTGATTTTTGCTTGGAAAAACCATTACCACTTTTTTTACCACTTTTTTTCAGACCTGGTAAAAACTGGTAATCCGCATGTCAAAGGGCATTTTCGGTTTTTCAAAAAGTGGTAAACCACCGCGGAACTGGCAAACCCCCACCAAAAACTGGCACCCCACACCCCAAAAACTAACAACAAAAACCAATCACACCAGGTGGGGGGCACCACCAACCAACGCGGAACAATCTGCTACAATCAAAAAACAGGTGGCGCCACCTACCGCGGGAGGCAAGCCACACCAGCCGACGTTCCTAGCGGCGAAAAAGCACCTCAAAGCTTTGTAACGTGTGACCAAGCCACCCCCCCCACCTACCACGTGTAGGAAACGGGCATCCGGGGCCCTGCAAGCAATCTAATAGCCGGCATAGACTTGCGGGTCCCCCGCAAAACTGCTATCATAAAGCTGCGGGCAACCAGAATGCGGTAGCGAAGCCGGAAACCACAGTTTTCGCCTCCAATGCCTTAAAAAACTGGCTGCTGCAATTCCCCACCAGCCCAGATTTATAACCAGGTGGGAGACACAAATAGCCCCCGCAAGGCTTTTCTTAATTTTCACTTGCGGGGGCTTTCCAATTGCTAGTTAACCAACCGGTGGCCACAAATCATTCTCCGTCAACACCAGGTTTTTTCCGGCCCCCAATTTTTCCGCAATGATCTTCGCGGCCAAACCATAATCCGGGCCAAACCGGCGGTTCCCAGTCCCCACCACAAACACATCCCCCACTGGAACCCCCTTGGTGAGTTCTAGGACGGCTTTTTTCATCGGCTCGGGCACAACACCCACACCCAAAGCTTTCTCCTCCCTGGTGGGCAAATACGTGGGGATGAGCAGCACCACCGCCAGCTCACCGCGGAACTGCTGCTTCACCCGTTCCATGAGCTCCAACTGACACAACCACCCCTCATCCTCAAAAAGTCCAGCGCTGATCGGTAAATCAACACGGCGGGAAACAAGCCGGTACAACGTAGCGCGCCCGGTCAGCCACTCATTCACCTTCGCTTGCAGGCGCAGGGTCTTCCCCGTCTTACTCAACGCAACAGTGTACACGTACTTGTACTTTGACCAATCCACATCATCAAAAACCATAGTTTAAACCCCTCCCTGGGCCTTTGTGGCCGCATCAAACGCGGCGTCGAACTTCTCCCGCAGTGCCGTCTCCTGCTTCTTGCTGTAGCGCCTCCGGCGCGGCTTCTTCTTCGGCTGGTCCCGGTAAGCCTCAAAACTCTTCAGCCCCGTAACCCGCGGTGGCATAGCAACCGTCTGCACACCATTGTGCACAATATCACTGCTTTGGATAGTCACCGGGCCGTAATCCCACGGAATATCCTTACCATCCAAATTACGGATCGACACCGCGAAACCAGTACAAAACTTAATAACCAGCTTCCCCTTGTGGTGCACCTTTATCACCGTGCGGGAAATATCGCACTTGTCCAGCGTCAACTCCCCCCCGGACGGCACAACAAAATGCGAACCCATGAGCGTGGACTTGGTGATCCGCATCTTCCCCCCAACGCGGATAAACTCGTGGTTGAGCAGCACCCCAATACGGGTGATACTGTTCTCGGGTTCAACCTTAATACCATAATTTGGCATATGTTCTTCTTTCTCTTGGTATGCGAAAACCCCCACCAGCATGACAGAAAGGAAAACAAAAAGTGCCAACTAGTGGGGGCCTATCTTTTACAAGCGCGGAAGAACACGAAAGGTAAAAACTTGTTCTTCCACTTCTAGATACTACCACCCGCGTGCCGGGAATACAAGTCCTTAATCGTTTTTTCTTCCCGCTTTTTTTCTTCCACTATTGTGCCCCGCTCACGCAGCTGGTTTGTGCGCTGCTGCCCCATTTCACCCTGGCTGATAGACCAGCGCAGGCTAGCGCGGGCCAGCGGGTCCAGGCCGTAGGATTTACAAATACGCTCGAACTTATCCCCGTAGGCTCTGGCGGCGGTGTCTTTCGTGTACCCATCCACCGCGTGGTGCAGGTATTTGGCGGCCAGGTACAGGTTGGTGAAGTCGGATTTAATGAACTCCCCGGCCATGGGGGAGTCCCAAATGTCTTCCCACCAGTCCACCACTACGGGGTGCCACTCAACGTGCCCGGCGCGTTCCACAATCTTTTTGGCCCAGTCGGGGTGTTCTTCTGTGAGTTTCGCGGCGATGAGCTGGGGGAGGATGTCGAACGGGTTGGGGGGTGTGAGGTACTTTTTGGGGTCTGGGAGTGGGGGCCTAAGTTCTGGTTCAACGCGGCTGTTGAGCATTATCACGGTGGCTTTGGCGCCTTTTTTAGACGGCCCGTCTGCTTTACGTGGTCCACCACGTGCCATTGCTTGTTCTCCTGTCTATGGGGCTGCTGGGGGGTTTAAATGGGATATTAGCACCCTGGTGGTGAAAATTGAAGCTGAAAGAAACCTGAACTGTCGCATAGAAAAATGTGCAGCACCCCGGGGTCGAGTCGGCACCCCCCCGGGGGGGGGGGCCCCCCCCGGGGGGGGGCCGGGGAGGGGCGCCCCCGCGCACGCAGGGGGGGGTGGGGGGGGGGCGGGGG